TGTGGTTACTGTTCCTGCGGTGTTAACCTTAAGAATAACACCTCTTCCCGTTACGACGTTTACCAAATTACCGGATGTTGCAGCAGTTAATGCTACACCAACGATATTTGAACCACTTGCTGCTGGAAAAGCAGCCTGTCCGTTTCCTGTGTCAATGGACAATGCGTCTCCTGCTGCAATTGTTTCATTAGCGATAAAAGGTAAAATACGTGCTGGTGCGCCACCATCGTTAATTAATACTTCTGTTGCCATATTTAATTACTTCCTTATTTATTTCCTGTTCAAACGGATTCTTCCGTCTACCATAGAGAACATTCTCTCTACTTCAGGTTCGGCTTCTACAGCCTTTTCTTCCGAATCCTTTGCGATTCCCTTACCGAAGGTTTTTTCTGTTTCGGCAGGTTCAGGCATTGATTCTAATGCTTCAAAGAAACCTGTTAATTTGTTGTCTTCCCAACCGAATAGCTCTTCAGTACGGGCATCTTTGGATTCTTCTTGGAGTTTTCCGAAAAGAAGTTCTTTGGAAACGACATTTTTAACCAAAGCTGTTTTTAGCTTTTTGGCTTCTTCTGCCTTCCTTGATTCTTCTGCTGTCTTAAACTCTTCGATAGAACTCAAAGCATCATTGTACTTCTGCTCCAATTCGGAGTGGGTTGATGTCAAATCTTCCAGTTGTTTCTTAACTGAAGCAAACTCTCTCTCTGTTATCTTTTCAGATTCTGTTTTTACAACTTCCTCACTCATATTATCGACCTCTTTGTCTTCACCGTTGTGGTCACAACCACACGCATCTTTACTAGGACCGTCACAACCGCAGTCTTCTTTGGTTGCAAATTCCTTTTCTGATGTATGTGTTGCACATTCCGTGTCAATCGTACATTCCCCACAGACGGGCGTTGCTATCTCGTTATCTATAAACGAGACCTCTACGGGTCGGATATTTGTCGCGTACGAATCGCCCATAACATCAACATCTTTTGAAAACCAATCGACACTGACGTTAGTAATATCCCCGTCTTCCACTTTTTGTATCACTTCTTTCATTCTGGCAGTTGGTTCATAAATTTGCGCCAACATAGATATTGCTACCTTGCCATCTTCCATCTCTTCAATCTCAGGGTTAATAGCCTTCCCAAGTAAATCCTCGGGAGTCCTTTGATGAGTATAATATATTGGTAGTTCATTGAACTTCTCCAAACTTTCTTTAAGCATACTAGGTTCTATAAATACAGTCTGTTCCTCTCCATCAACCTCATAATCGTGACGACCTGAAGTCAAAGCACGAACTGGGAACTCCCACATATCCTCTTTCTCCTTTTTAGATACGTTAAGAGCTTCTTTATCAAATTCAAAATTCATAGCAAATGTCCTTTGGGTCTCATCTGATTTTGAAACTCCGAATTCCTTTTCTTCGCCATTGTTATCTGCCCACATAGAACACATATTCTGAGCTACAGTCTCTGCATTATCCACACCTTTTTTAGCAAGTGTTGGTTTTAATCCTATTACACATTTTTCGTAAGCATTCACGCTACTACCTCCACAACCTCTTCTTCAGTGCGTTTCCCTGTCTGGTTTCTAGAGAGTCTCTGTTCTGTTCTTTGAGACTCTTCTTGTTTATCTTGGTTTTTTCCACCAGAAATATTTACTTCAGCAGCAGTAGGTTGTCTTTCTACTACACCTTCAGCATCTAAACCTCTTTCTTTTCTAACTTCACTAGGTGCCAAGACTCCTTCAGATAGATAAATCATATCAGTTTTTGCTTTGGTGAATGCATCATCAACATTTAGATGCCTGAAAATGAATTTAACATCATCTCCAAATTGTGGCATAAGTTGTGAATTGATAGCAGATTCTACCGCTTTCTGTAAATATTTAACGTAAGGTTCAAAAACCGGGCGTGCTTGCTCCGGTGCAGTGAACATAGTTCGTGGTACTTTAAGAGCTATATGTATTTTATCTAGTATATCATCTGTATACTTACCATATTCAAATGCCCTGTTTGTACCTTCTATTTCTTTTATCTCTATATCATTACCGTGAATTATATCTTCACCGGGTTCTAAAGAATTAAATGCATCAACAATTTCATTAATCTTATCAGGGCCATAGGGCATATCAGGGAGCCCGCAGGAAATGTCGAAACGTGATACCGCATATTTATTCAGAGCTGCTCCAATATCTCGCTCTGCATAATCTTTTAGGTCTACTAAGTATAAAATGGTATGTATATCAGACAAACCATATGCGTAGTCATCAAAAGGATTATTTTGTAATTCTATTATTTCATCTGGGTCGAAACGAACGTCTTCTGCATCGTTTCCTACATTCTGATAATAATACATTAATTGTCCGTGTTCGTTCCTCTTTACATACATATTTTGTGAAGAACGAAGAACTAGGTTGTCTCCAGTCCATTCTAAATAACCTGAACCAAAGATTCGAGCGTTACGTAGCCAACCATAGATTGTCATATCAATATTGATATCAACAAACATCTTAGATATTTCCTCCCTGAGTGACTCATCTTCAGTCACAATGT